CATTCTCGAGGTAGTTCGCCTATACGAGCATCGTCCAGCCAGGTAAATCTGTGTAGTTCGGCGCCAGTTGCTTTTTGTACAAACTCAGGAGTGAGCTTGCGATTGGGAAAACTATTGCAGTTCCAGAGTATAACACTCGACCAGTTCTTGCGTGGATAATCTTCGTTCTTGGACCCTAGATACTTCTCAGTCATTCGAGTTTTGTAATCGTGTTTGACTACCATGACATCATTATAAGGATTTTGCAATTCCCACAGTTCAGCAATATCCCCACGTACAATCATGTCGCCATCTATAAAGATAGCCCATCCTGTGTACTCCATCAAGTGTGGTACCAAGAAACGTGTGTAGATAAAATGATTTGATCCATCTGTGTGCGTTTCTGAATAATCTCGAAACAGGTTCAATGCCACAGGCACAATAGCAACAGGCCTAGAACTGTTGCGAATGATTGAGTTTACACAGGTGTGATAGGCTATGGCTTCTCTAGGATCATATCCTACAAATACAGGAATGGCTTTCATTTACGCTCAATATCCTCTTCCACGCAATCTTCGCCGTACTGTATTTCAATTAGTTTTAGTGGCTGATCAGTTTCGTTGCACAACTGATGCCACTCGCCAAGTTTGATCCAAGTGTGTTGGTGTCGTGCTGGGCTAGCCATCAAATCATAATCTGTACTGTAAGGGTCTACTGTGTACACTGTAGCTTCGCCTTCGGCCACAAACCAAAACTCAGCACGACGTTCGTGTCGTTGCATGCTCAAGCATGTTTTGGGATTGACTGTGAGTTCTTTGAGTTTGGTGTTAGCGCCCACTTCGTGCAACACTCGATAGTAACCCCAAGTGCGTTCAGTGCGTGGTTTCTTCCAGTCTTCGAGAATCCAGCTAGAGCTGTTCTTTTTATCATGTCCACCAACACCAAACACAAACTCAACGTCAGGCACTGACATTTCAGGGATGTTATCTTGTGTTCTATCCCCACCGTTGGCAAAAATAATCTCAGCGTCGGGGTGACGTGATTTCACCATACGGATAGCATCGCAACTGGATCCATCGTCGTCGTTGTACACAACAACTTCGTCAACCACAGCAAGATTGCCCACAATTGCCATGCGCTCTTGCAAAGGCATGAAAGGCCTACCTTTTTTACGGGTAAGCCATTCATCACTATTGAGTCCTACAACTAACCTATCTCCCAGTGTTCTAGCAGCTTTGAAGTAGGCGATGTGTCCAGAATGCAAGGGATCAAAACCCCCGGTAACAATAACAATTTTCATATTGCTATTTAAACCAGCGGTCAGAACAAGTCAATCTTTTCCCAAGGCAAATAGTCCTTGCCAAAGTGTCCGTAGTTTGTAGTAGAGCTGTAGATTGGGCGGAACAAATCAAAACGTTCAATAATACCTCGGGGCGTAAGATCTACAGTTTGTTGTATTTGCCGTGTGAGCTCTCTACTCAAAGTTGACGAATAAGTTTCAATATAAAAACTCATAGGGTCTTTGAGCCCAATGGCATAACTGATTTGACAAGTAGCCCAAGGTGCTCGGCCACTTGCCACAATGTTCTTGGCAAGATAACGCATCATGTAAGCGGCACTACGATCCACTTTAGTAGGATCTTTGCCACTGAAGGCTCCGCCACCATGAGGACTATAACCGCCGTAAGTATCAACAATAATCTTACGGCCAGTAAGCCCAGTGTCACCATCAGGACCACCAATAACAAATCGACCAGTAGGGTTAATAAAGAATTCAGTTTTGTCATCTACATATTGTCCGGGCAAAATGTTGCGAATTGCAAGCTCTACATATCGACGCACAAAATCAATGTCTACAGATTCGCTGTGTTGAGTACTGCAAACTACCTTGGCAATACGTACAGGTCGATTCGTTTCGTCGTACTCGAATGTTACCTGGCTTTTGGCATCTGGGCCCAACCATCCCAGTACTCCATTTTTACGAGCCTGTGCAAGTGTTTCCACAATACGGTGACTCCAATAGATGGCGCTGGGCATGTATGCATCAGTTTCGTTGCAGGCATACCCAAACATCAGGCCTTGATCACCAGCACCAAATGTATCAGTGCCCAGTGCAATGTCTGCACTTTGTCCGTGTAGCAAGTTAGTGATTTCAACTGTGCGCCAGTCGAACCCAGTTTGCTCGTAGCCTACATTTTTGATCACTTGGCGCACAGCTGATTCAACTTCTTGGTTGTGTAGCACGCCTTTGTACTCTCCTGCAACTATCACGCGATTGGTTGTGACCAAGGTTTCGCATGCGCAACGCAGGCTAGGGTCTTGCTTCTCCATCACAAGATCTAACACAGCATCACTGATTGCATCAGCAATTTTGTCTGGGTGTCCTTCTGACACACTTTCACTAGTAAACAAATAACTCATATTATACTGTAATGTCTTCCATACCGGCCGAGCGCAACCTAACAATATGGCCCATTTGCCATTGTTTGGTTTCTAGACCTTTCATAATGCCCAGCCACTTGTTGCGTAGCAAGGCCACTTCGTTAATGATTGTTTCAAAGTCGATCACTTCATCTTCGCCGTCTGCATATTTTTCAGCATCACGACTAGTTAGTGCTCGTGCATAGCCTTCTAGATATTTCTGAAAATGCTTGCGGCGTATCTTACGCAGTTGAATATTGAGATAGTTTAACACAGCTTCGATTTCTTGAAGCTGGTTAAATCTATGTTCAGTATGTCCTGGCAGTTCTTTGATAGATTTTTCTACTAGACCACCGATACGACATTCTCGCTTGGCGTCTTCTAACTCACGCTCGTAGTGAGCTATGAAATCAGGTATAGCACCAAGATTGGCAACGACTCGACTGTACCACATTAGATGTTGTTCTCGCTGAAATATTGATTGATTTCTGGCCAAAGACTTTTCCAATCAGTACTGCGGCGTTGATCAATCATGTTTAGTGTTTGTTTTAGCATTTGCAACCTATCAATCTGCATATCCCCTGTTGCGAACAAACGCACAATACCATCCAACCTCTTTCGAGATTGATTGTCCCATTCTGTGGCCACTGGAAACTCGTCCAACAACATATTCAGTTGATCTTGAAAAAAGTCTTTGCCAAAAATGTCTGGGTGATAAATTTTTTCAAGTCCACTATCGACCACGTGGTAATCTTGTAAAATTTTAGGATTGGTCTTTTTATATTCTGCAATTTTTCTTTGAAGATCGATTGCTGTTTTGATAGTTAGCGAAGTCAACACCTGGTGCACCGACAATGACAACCAGCGATGTTGCATTAAAAATTCAAAGTTTCGTTGCCAATTTTCTAGCTTCAGTCCGTGTCGAACAAATTCTGCTTGCGGTCCCCAGCAATCTAGGCTAGCACTTATGTGCACTTGCTTGACTGCTCTGGACACAGTTAAATCTTTGCTGACAGAAACAAATCTTTGCACAGTTTCAATTGAACTGTTGAGATTGGTATTTACAGCTAACTCTAGATTTTTGTTTTTCAATCCTGGCAGAATTTCTAAAATTTGCCAAAGTTCATTTTGCAACAAAGGTTCACCACCAAGAATACTAAGCCTGGACAGTTTAGATCCATTGTTTTTTAACCAGTCAATATACAGAGCAAACAACTCATCACGCTGTGACGTTTTGTCCACTGCTGCTATGCCGATTGGGTATGGGCCAAATTTCTTGAGTTCTTGATTTATTTTGGAACTGAACATTGGCAAACAATACACACATGCTAGATCACAAGTATTGTTCAAGTAAATCTCGCTAATGCGCGGAGTAACCTCTAGTTCTCCTGTGCCAAAATCTTCAGGTGTCAGTCCTGGAATATTGTTGTGATACAGTCGATCGCTTGTGCCACCAGCATCTTCGATGTTTTTGCAGTATTCGCATCCACGCCCAGATTTGGGCCACTCCCCCCGAAGCATGCGTTGACGATCGTCAACAACTTCAGGGGTGTTATGAAACGAATCAAAGGTATCCGCTGATATCTGTACTGGAGTCACTCGATGACAACTTGATGACTTGCCGTTGTAAAGTCTAAAAGTATTCCAACCCCATTTAAACACACACGCTGATGCGTTTTGAATAGGGAAGATACTGTTACCATTCGTCATCAGCGTTGTAGTCGTCTTCGTCAATGTACTCTTCCTCTTCCTCTTCTTCATCAAAAGAGTTGTCGTCGAGGTAGCTGGTAAGTGCAAGTTTTATGTCTGAGTCGTGTTTGAACGTGTCTCTTATGGTTTCTGGATCTTCGTCGTTGTCGATCAAGATCGAAACCAGAGTTTCCGCAGCTTCGCTACGATCAACAGTGTTTACATATCTCTTGAGCTCGCTCCAAATTTCATTGGCAATGTGTGAATGCATTATTCCTCCTCGCTGTCACTTTCAGTGGTACTTACCTTGTCAGATTGATTTGCAAAGTCTGCCATGATCTTGTCAAGGCAACCTTCTTCATTGGCTTCCCATGCTTTACGGAACTGTTTGATGATCTCGCCTTCACTGGTTACAAACATCAGTCGATTACCGTCCTTCTTGAGCATGCCTTTCTTCTCAGCCAAGTCAACTAGGCCGCTATATGGGCTCATGCCTTGCTCATAGGGAATCTTGACCTGCACACCTTCAAAAGGCTTGGCGTAACGAGTTTTCATGACTTTACATGCTGATCGAATGCCCATGACGTCTGTGACTTTGTTGCCGTCCTCGTCCTCTTTGAGCTTGAGTTTGCGCATGGCAACCACAATACTGCTGGCGTAGATGAAACCCTGACCGCCTGAGATTTTATCATCGGGGTCAAACATGTCCTGGCTTGCGTATGTGTGGTTAGTACACACCAAGCCCACGTTGTATGAACCAAACATGTTGACACAGTTACGCACCAAGGCAGTGAGAGCTTTTGGCTTACGGCCAAGATCACCCTTCATTTCGCCTGCTTCGAACTGGTTAATATCCGTGGGAGTCAACAACATGCCCAGGCTGTCAATAACAAACATGACCTTGGGACGCTCACCATCGGGCAAGGCTTTGTAATCGCTCATGAATGTAGCAATAGTTTTGGCCACGTCATCAATCATGGCCATGCTCAACTTCAAGAGCTTGCTCTCGTCTGTGCTTACACCAAGTGCATGCAGCCAGGCTTCGTCTAGTGCGTTTTCTGAGTCAATCAGCACAACATAGATGCCTTGCTCTTGTGCGTTTTTGATGATGTTGCCTGAGCATATGTAGCTCTTGCCTGCACCTGATTCGCCGGCAAACACAGTTACCTTGCCCAGCGGAACACCTTTGTTAAAGTCTCCGGAGATAAGATAGTTCAAGGCATAATTGCCTGTGCTGATCCAGTCTGTGGGATCGTTGAAGCCGATACTAAGGCCATCAATGCTCTTAGTGATTTCCTTGCGGAATTTTGAAATATCGAATGGTTTTCCCATGATCAATCCTTAAACAATTTTATATAATCTACTGTACTAACAGGAAAGTGTTGTAGCCTACGCGGTTGTTCATAGAACCGTTTTCCAGTTCGTTGCATCAACATCATATGACACATTGCTGTTTCAAAAAAGCTTAGGTCAACGCTGTATTCTTTTCCGTCAAGTATATCAGTTGTTATTGTAGCACAGTTCTCCACTGTGTCAACATACTCTTGATTCGATTCTGCTACCAGCTGGCAAAAATTTTCAACTCGATTTTCTATTGGATGTAATCCGCATCGAGCCAAAAATTCTGATACTTGACTGGGTTGCTCGAAGAAGTCAACAATATCCAAAACGTAATCAACATCAGTGAACCAACCGTTGTCTGAAATAACCTTGTCTAGTAAGGTATTAGATAACACTTCCAACTGCTCCTGTATTGAGTCTCCGTCTTGCCTAAAAAGCACCGGAGAGTTAAATTCAGGCACAGCATTGGTCCATTTTTTAAGGCCCATCAATATAATCAACAACCTACCGAACGTACTAAACGAACTTGAGCTAATGACTGTATTGCCTTCTGCTTTTTCTTTGTTGATATCAATAGCAGGGTGTCGCACTTTGTAAAATGTAGACCTGGGTTTATGATGATGTAGATTTTTGCCTTTAACAAAAGAAGGGAATTCTACATTCCCTTCTTCTGTACAACAATCCATTAGGGCTGTTACTGTATGCCCTAATGCACCGTTGTGATAGCAAAGAACAAGCATTACTTGTTCTGACGAGCCCGAATCATAGCAAGAATGTCTTGTGCGTTCTTGCTGTCACTGGCTGGCTTTGCTACAGGAGCAGCGGCTGCACTAGTGCCTTCGTCTGTGTCAAACGGAGGATCGTTGTCATCAGACACA